ATTTTTATTTTTATTTTTATTTTTATTTTTATTTTTATTTTTATTTTTATTTTTATTTTTCATTTTATATATTTTTCATTTTATATATTTTTCATTTTATATATTTTTCATTTTATATATTTTTCATTTTATATGTAATAAATGATAATACACATACTCCCAAAATTAATTGAAAATTTTTATAAAATTGCTTATCATATATATCCTGATAATTATCATTTAATATATTTGAAGCTCTACTCTTATCTGTTGTATTTTGCAATTTGTCTGTTGTTATATTATATAATTCTTTACTTTCAAATAAAGATTTAATTTCATTTTGATTATTTGAATGATTTAATAATATTTTATTTTTTATTTGGTCTGTTAGATCATATAAATTTGTATTTAATTCTTGCAATTGATATTTACTTGTGAAAAATATATTTTTATATTCATCAATATTATTATTTAAATTATAATTTACATAATTTTGTTTAAAATCTTTTAATGCCAATAAAAAAGATTTTTTTAAATTTTGTATTTTGTCTTTTACATCATTTTCATTTTTATTTATTAACATTATATATATTTTATAAAGTTAATATTTTACAAGGTTTATTTTTTATTTTTAATATAATTCTACTGTTTCTTCGATCTCTTACAGTTAGTGACACAATTTTAAATATTTATGTAGAAATTGATATGCAATGTCGATAATAATTTGAAACCAATGCGGTTTTACTTGGTCTCACAATTTCAAATATTTGACCTGGACGAATAAATGTTGCCTTACAAACCTGATCAAATCGTGATATTTCAGGCCAATTACTATCATTCATTATATTATATTTTTTTTTAACATAATCACTTTCCATTTCGTTTAAAATTTTAAATTTTGGCTGTAATTCATGTTTTAAAACATTAAATTGTAATCGTTTAATAGACTGAATTATAACAAATATACCATCTTTTTCCCAAATATGATGAACAAAATTATTAATTGTTTCATTTGGTTCATTATCTACAATTATTAACAATCCATCATTTGGTGTCAATGTTTCTTCTGTAATAAATAAATCATCAATCAAATTTTGAATTTTAGTTTGACTTATTTTTCCATCAGAATAATAATGTATGTACATTTTTTGTTTAATTAAAATTTCAGGTTCTCCTTTTGATTCTTCTCCATCTCCTTCAACCTGTTGACTATTTTTTTCAACTATTATGTCCAACATTGATGTTTCGTATAATGTATTTATCTCATTGATATCAATGCCTTTATAATTACTTATGTCATAATTTTGCATTTCCAATAATTCTAAAATAACCTCGCGAGATTTGTATATTGATGAAATTAAACTACTTTTGCTCATTTATATTAGTATTGTTTTGTTTTCTAAATTGTTTTTAATTTATTTTTGTATATTTTATTTTTTATATTTTATTTTTTTCAATTTTTATTTTTTTTAATTTTTATTTAATTGTTAAAAGATATTGTTTTTGTATCGCTATTATTTGTATTTTTATTTTCACTTATATTTTCATTTTCACTTATATTTTCATTTTTATCTTGAATATCATCAGAATTAAAATCATATATTTTTTTTTCACTAATTAATTCTTCTTCTAATTCTCCACCGGTTTGTTTAAATTCTTTGGCTAGTTTTTCATATGCATTTCCTAATGCGTCATATTGAATATGCCCTGGCAATATTTTAAAATTATTTTCTAATTTTGTTTCATTTTCTTCTCCTACATTATTAGATATTTTATTATAAATTAACATTAATGCTTCATTTATTTTATCATTGTCATTTAAATTTTTTATTTTAATTTGATTATTTAAAGATAATGAATTATATAAATTTTGCAAAGTAGAATTTACAAATTTAATTCCTGATGTTCCACCAAATAAAGATTTTATGCTAAAAAAAGATTCTTCATTTTCTTTCTTTGGAGGATTTCCATTAATTATTAAAAATAAATAAGATGCTTTATTTCCAATTATAAATTCTTGTTTCTTAATGTTTACGTCAAATATAGTTTTTAAAGAAATTCCAACATTTTCAAAATTGCTAATTTTATAATTTAATGGAACTTTGAATATAAATAAACTTGCCCGATCTAAAAATTTCGAGTAAAATTCAGAAATTTCAATACCACTTAAATATAATGATATATTATTTGATTCTTTGTAATCTTTTCCACCCCAAGGTGCATCTATATATATAATATCTTGGTTATAATCAATCATTTGGGTTACGTCACCTTTATATAAATTCACATTATTCAATTTAAATTCTTTCACATTTTTTCCTAATGCCTCATAATTAACATCATCAATTTCATAAGAATTTACCATTTTAAAATTCATTGCTAAATTAATGGTATCTGAACCAATATTAGCCGTACCATCAGTAACAATTATTTCTGTTGTGTCTTTTTTCATATTTTCTTTGATAATATCAACCAATTGACCTGAACCAAGTTTTCCACTTGAGCTATATTGACCTACAGTTGTAGTTAGCAATTTATTATAATCAACATCACTTTTTTCAGGAAATAAATATCTGGCATCTTTCTCTGACAAAGAAATAATTATATTTTCTTTTTTCAATTGATTCGTTGATGTAATTTTTTTTATTGCTGTTTTAGTGGATTTAGCATAACTTTCATAAAATTTGTCTAGATTTTTGCCCATTGATGATTTTACATAATCTTTCACCATATTTACCATTTCATCGCCCACTAAATTTTCAGAAATATTTAATAATTTATTTATATTATTTGACTGATATGATAAATTTAACAATTGATCAATATTATCTTCAGTAATAATTCTCATTTGAACATTCATAACTTGCAATTCTTGAATTAATAATTTTAAGGCATATGGAATATGAACGATACTAAATGAACGTCCAAATTTGCTTATGGAATTAATTACTGAGGTTGTTTTGCTAGTTATGTTAAAATTTAAGGGTCCATCAGCAAATGGACTTAAAAATAAATTTTTCTCTTCATTGTAAACAGCGATTGTTCCTGTTTTATTACATATTGCCATCAAATATTGGTCACCACGAACCATAAATGATTCATTTAAAAAATATGACATTCCATGACCCATCACACTATCACGTTCCATTTCACCAATTCTTAAACCACCATCATTCGAACGACCTTGATTGGTTTGTCTTGTTAAAGAACTTCGTCTACCAGTAGCACGATAATTTATTTTGTCTTTAACCATATGTTTCAAACGCATATAATAAGTTGGACCAATATATACATCTGAATAAATTTGCTCACCAGTAAATCCACTGTAAAGTATTTCATTTCCTGTTTTATGATATCCATGTTCAACTAATAAATTGCCATAAACATCATAATTCGCACCCTTAGATGAAAAAGCAGTACAATCTCCATATGAACCATTAATTAAACACAATTTTCCAAATAAAGACTCAATTAAATGTCCTATTGTCATACGTGATGGAAATGCGTGAGGATTAATAATTAAATCAGGGCGTATTCCATCAGCAGTGAATGGCATATCTTCTTCGGGAATGACTAAGCCAATAGTACCTTTTTGACCAGAACGCGAAGCCATTTTGTCACCAATTGCCGGCAATCGTTCTTCGCGAATTCGTATTTTTGCTATTCTAAATCCTTCTTCTCCCTCAGTTAAAAATGATTTGTCAACAAATCCAAGTTGGCCTTTTTTAGTTGTAACTGAATTGTCCATCAACGCGCCTTTATTTTCCGATGTTTGAGTAACTTGTCCAATTAATATAATTTTGTCATCAATTATTGTATTTTCTTTGACTAATCCATTTTCATCTAAACGACTATAATCATAACCATCCTTTATTTTTTGAACTCCAATTTTATCTTCAATGTTAGTAAAATAACTTTCAACGCTCGACCCTTTAACCTTTGAACTTTCTTCGTATCCAACATATGAAGTATAATAACTGGTTCTAAATATTCCGCGTTTAACCGCACCTTCATTTATTAAAATAGCATCTTCAACATTATATCCCGTGTAGCACATAACAGCAACAATTGCGTTAACCCCATATGGCTGTTCTTCTTTATTAATATATTCCAAATATCTCGATTTAATTAATGGTGTTTGTCCATAACTAAGAACTACTCCCATTTTATCTAATCTCATTTGATAATTTGAATGGTAAACAGAGACAGCTTGTCTACTTTGTCCACAAGAAAAACAGTTACGCGGGAATGGGTTATTTTCAGGATAAATAATAGAATTTCCCATAACACCATATATCAATGATGGTTCAATTTCACAATGTGTATAATAATTATTTTTATCTACAGTTTCAATATTTGTAGCAATCAATGAACTTTCTTCTTCAGAAACATCAATATAATCAATTATTGCGCTAGTTGAAAATAATGTTTCAATATTACTATCAGAGTATAAATCATTTTCATTGAAATATACAATATTATTTCTTAAATTAAAATTTTTATCAAATTTATCTTGAAATCCTGAAACTAATGAAGTCCAATTTATTTCACCTTTAATAATTTTATCAATTACTCTATCATCAATATTTTCATAAGACCATTTTTCATAATTCATCTCATTTGTATCATAATTGTAAGATGTATTTCTATAAAATATTGGTCTAATTAATCTTCCAGCATCAGTATAAATATATATTGTATTTGTTTTATAATTAAATAAAATACTCGTGTAAATAGGTATAAGTCCATTTCTTCGATATATTCGCATTTTTATTAAAGAAGTAATTGGGTCTTCTAATACTCCAACCCAATTTCCATTTACAAATACTTTTGTATAATCTGATAAAACTTTTGGTATGCATTCTGTTATTAATATTAATTTTAAATTATATCTAATCCATCTTATAATATCATATGATGGATATGAGTTTGATATTGTAGCACTAATTGCCATGTGTTTGTGTAAACCAATATTTCCACCATCAGGTGTATCAACCGGATCAATAATTCCCCATTGTGAATTATGTAATAAATGCGGTGCTACAACTTTCGCAGTTGGGTCTAATGGTAATATAATTTTTCTTAAATGAGAGATGAATGTAAACCATGATAATCTATTTAAATCTTGAACTAATCCAACACGTTTGGTATTATCAGAAGCCCCCCAATTTCCTTTAAATCCAATTTTAAACCCTTTTTCAATAATTCGTTCTTTAAAAATATCTTTTTCATTATTAGTGACAAGTGCTAATAATTGTGTACTATATATCGGTTCATAATACCATAATTTATCAATTGATAATTTAATTTGTTGTTTTTGCAATAAATAATATTCACGAAATAAATCATAAATTAAAGAACCAGATGTTTCAATTCGTTTAAATTTAAAATTATCCCTGTCTGTTTGGGGTTCTTTATCGGTAACAACTCTCAACAATTTATAAACCATAAATCCAATATAATAAGCTTTATTAATAAAGTTATCTTCACCTACATGGGGCAAAAAATAATTCATTAATATATTTTGAATTGATGATAATGTTTGTGCTTTTGTAAATTTTGACATAAATTCTAATGCTAAACTTTGATTAAAAATTGTGTTAGCATCATGAATTGATGGAATAAATAAATCAATCATGCCTTCATTTTTATCTAAATCTAATAAACAGGTTTCAATTATACTTTGATCTGAAATAATGCCTAATGCTCTCATAACAATGAATAATGGAATTGGTTTTTTTACATTTGGTATGTCAATAACAATTTGATTATTTGTATATCTAGCTCCAGGACCTATCATTTTAACTGATGTGAAACGAATTGGCTTTGAACTATCTTCTGAAACCGAGTGAACTTCGCAAGAATGACTATATACATCATCTTCCTTGTTTTTTCTAACATAAAGCATATTATCACCAAATTTTTCTTGACTTAAAATAACTTTTTCTTTGCCATTAATTATAAAATATCCTCCATTATCATTACGACATTCTCCCAAGTTAAAACGCACCTCACCACTTAATCCTTTCAAAATACATAAATTTGAATGAAGCATGATGGGAAAAGTTCCTAAATATATTTTATTTAACGTTGTACTTTTAGATACAAATGTTCCGGTATCATCGGTATATTTAACATCTACATCAACATCACAGTGTATTGTGAAACCGTATGTCATATTTCTAAGCCTTGCATCATTCGGATACATATAATGTACATTAGTTTCATTTAATCCACTTGAATTAGCATCATCGTAAATTATTGGTTTTCCAAAATATATTTTATCGCCATTTTTTCCACCCATATAAAGCAAACATTCAGCTAAATTTTCTTTTTCTTCAGTAATGCGTTCAATAAAACGAATTGGATTATTTTCCGAAAAAATTTGGTAAATTCCTTTGCTAAAAAAGTCATTGTAAGAATCAATATGATGACTTACCAAATTGTATGGATTATCTTTAAAATAACGATGAATTATATTCCATGAAATGCTCTTTTGATCCATTATATTATAATATTTCTATATTTTTATATTTATACGAAAGTATTTGAATAATATATAATATATGATGAATTAATTTAATAATATAAATATTGAAACTTATTTACATTATTTAAATTTTACAATTTTGTATAATTAATAATTAATAATTAATAATTTACAATTTACAATTTACAATTTACATTTTGATGTACTTTTCTTAAAAGTACATTTATTCCATTTCTTTAATATCATAATGTTCCAATGTTCTCGCACTTGGATCATTTGTATTGCTATATTTCGGCATCCAATAATGGGGTAAAATATTTGCTTGATTTGGATAATATTTCAAGAATAAATCCAAATAATATTTTTTTTCCAAATCAATCAATTCATAATTTTCTAATAAATTATCATCAATCATGTTATAATGATCAAACACATATTCTTGAATAATTTGAAATAGCGACCTTCCATGATTTGATACTCCATCGCTAAATGCTTCTTTTTTTCTCCATATAATTTCATCAGGTAACAAATGAGTTCCTGAAAATGCTTCTCTCAGCATAAACTTTTCTATTGTTTGATGTCTTCTATGTTCGATTGGAATTGATAAATATGTATTAACAAAATGCTTATCTAAAAATGGCGTTCTTGGTTCCAAACCATTTGATGAAATTGATCTATCTGAACGTTGGACATCAAATAAATATATTTCTGATAATAATCTAATTGTTTCTTTGTCAAATTCAATATTATCAGGACATTTATTCATGTATAAATATCCACCACATATCTCATCAGAACCATCTCCATTAAAAATAACTTTTGCGTCTGAATGTTCGCTTATATAGTTACCAATTAAATAATTTCCAATACTAGCACGAATTGTTGTTGTGTCATAACTTTCAATCGCATAAATAACCTGAGGAATTGCACTAATCATATCTTCTTCTGTAACAATAACTTCTGTATGTTTAGAACCTATATGTTCAGCAACAATTCTTGCATATTTAACATCTTCTGAATTTAGTAACCCAATACTATAAGTTTCTACTGGGGGTAAATCATATTCCCACATGTACATATTTACAATTGAAGCAATTAAACTACTATCCAATCCACCAGATAATAAACATGCAATCGGTCTTTCAGTTGTTTCACAACGTTTATATACAGCCAACTTTAATGATTCATAAATATCATTTAATTTATTTTCATATTCATCTTCATTATATGATACCGTGCGAATTAAACTGCTTAAACTATGATATTTAATATAATTTAATGCGGGATTCAAATTAAAATCTAATTTTGAAATTTGAAGATAATGTCCAGGTTTAAATTGTTCAATATTTCTATGAGACAGTTGTTCCTTAAATTTAATTAATGATTTTAATTCGGACCCCACAATATACATTCCATTCACATTATTATTTATATTATCATCAATAAAATATAAGGGTCTAACACCATATGGGTCTCGGGCAACAATATATTCATTTGGAGAATATAAAACAAACGCAAAAACACCATCAATCATTCTTAAAGTTTGTTCAATTCCATATTTTTTATAAAGATGAATGATAACTTCACAATCGCTTTGTGTCTGTGGAATAATGCCCATCATTTCATATAATTTTTTATAATTATAAATTTCTCCATTACAAATTAACGCAATATCATCGATGATAATTGGTTGATTAGATTCAGAATTTAATCCATTAATTGCCAAACGATGAAATCCAATAATTGAATTCCATTTGTCATAATATTCAATTGTTGAATATTCAGGTCCTCGGGATTTTCCACATTCAAAAGCACTTCTAACAACATTCTCACTTAAATATTCTGATTGATGATTGATGATTGAAAAAATTCCACACATTTTTATAATTATATTTTTATGTCAATATATTTTTAAATTGAATTTAATTATATGTTAATTTTAATTTAATTATATGTTAATTTTAATTTAATTTATCACTTATTACTTATCACTTATTACTTATTACTTATCACTTATTACTTATCACTTATCAATTATTACTTATCACTTATTAATTATTTATTTATTGTTATTTGTCTAATTACATTTTTTAAAATTTTATTTACATTATCACTTTGTTCTTCTTGTGTTATTCCTGGCAAAATATTATATAATAATTTTTGATAACGATCGCTTACGCTTGATTGTGGATTTGAAAAATCAGGATTTATTTTCTGCCATTCATAAATTTGTCTAAAATTTTTATTAGAAATTTCTCTAATTAAATTTTTAATTTTTTCTTGGTTGTTCGATTCTTTAACCCAAACATTATTATCTTTTATGTATAATATTTCACGCTTGATGTCTGAACAATGCATCGGCCTTAAATCTAATCCCATTTCTTCCAAATTTTTTATAAATATTCTTGAAATTCCTTCAACATATCCTAAATCTCCCGTTTCCTCTAAATCCGATAATTCTATTTTACATGAATTTACGAAATCAGATACATTAATGGCATCTTTACATTTTTCATTTAAAAAAAAATTTAAATTGAATGTTCCAGCATTATTAATTATGATTGTATTATTTTCGCCAACATTTTTTGCTATTTCTATTATTCTTTTATGCAATTCATTATTTTGTTCAATTAAATTATAAAACATCTCAGGGGTTATTTTTATATTTTCACATTCAAATGATTCATCATAAATTGAATAACATTTACGCTTATGATTATATAAACTTTGTCGATGTTTATATTTTTTTCCACATTTACAAATGTATTTGGATATTTTATTATGTTTTTTTGAAATTGTATGACGATCATATGATTGTTTAATTGATGTTGAATAACCACATTCATTGCATTTAAATATATATTGTTCCATTTATAATTTGTCTATAAAATATAATTAAATCATATTTTTGAAATAATTTATT